TTACACTATTGCTGGTGGCGGAAAATCTGTAGAAGTACCGATTTATTCTGCTATTGCGGCGGCGGCTGTAAGTGAAGCGACTGATTTATCAAACACTGCGGTAGACCCGTCTAGTGTCACAATCACGGCTAGTGAGGTAGGCGTGATGACCACATTAACAGATTTAGCAAGAAATTCTGCACCAAGAAATGTAGTAGCTGACATCGGAAGATTATTCGGTGAAGGTATTGCAAAAAAAATGGATCAAGATTTAATTGCTCTGTTTGATGGTTTCTCAACTACTCTTGGCGATGGAACTACTGCAATAGCGGCTTCATCAATCTTCAATGCGGCTTCAACTCTTAGAGCGGCTGGATTACCGATTGACGAATGTGTAGCAGTATTGCACCCAAAAATTGCTTATGATTTAAAAGCTAATTTAACAAATACTTTTGCAAATCCAAATGCTGGTGATCTACAAAATGAAGCTATGAGAAATGGTTTCGTAGGAACACTTGCTGGTATTAAAATATTTGAAACTTCAAATATGGCTAATACTGGTACTGCTGGTGATTACAAAGGTGCTGTTATGCATAAAGACGCTTTAGCATTAGCAACTATGCAAGGTATTAAGATTGAAACGCAAAGGGACGCAAGTCTTAGAGCTGATGAAATCGTTGCTACGGCTGTATATGGCGTAGGCGAATTACATGATACTTATGGTGTAGAAATGCACTTTGATTCTTCAATCCAATAATTATTATAGGGGGGTTTATCCCCCCTTTATTCCATTGAATATTTTTTTTAAAAAGGTAAAAAGAAATTATGTGTGAATGTAACGGAAATTGTATCTGCGGTAAATAATGGCAACAACTGTTTTTAGTGTAGCATTAAGTGATCTGCAAGAATACCAGCCAGACATTGCTGGATTTGGTATTGCTTCTTGGGATACACAATTACAGCACGCTGAAGATGATGTTATTAGACAAGTTCGTGAAGAATGGTGGGAAAGATACAGACACACAGTAAGATATAAAGATATAACAAAAGTCACTTCCTTAGAATTAGATAATTCAAAACTTACAGCAAGCCAATGGACTAGAGCTGTATGTTATAAAGCATTCGCAGATTATATATTTCCCCAGCTTACTAAATGGCGTGATCCAGATACTGGAGAAGGCAAAGATAGTTTTCAAGTTCAAATAGATTATTACAGATCAAGATATGCAGAGGAGTTTCAAGCAGTTCTTCGTGATGGTGTGGAATATGATGAAAATTCAGACAGCACTATTGCGGCATCAGAGAAAGAACCTATTCATACATTACGCCTTGTTAGGTAATGGTCGCTGACGTTAAAGTTACAGCTAACACAATAGAAGTTAGTAATTATATAAAATCCTTACAAAGAAAAATACCAAGCAATATTAAAAAAGGTTTGGCCCAAGCATCTGCTTTTGGTATTCAACAAATAACTGATAAAACACAAAAAGGTCAAATGCCAGATGGTGGTAGATTTAGACCTTATTCAAAAGCAACAAGAAAAGACAGAGCCAAAAGAGGGCGTCAAATATCTTTTGTAGATTTAACTGATAGTGGTAGAATGTTTAGATCATTAACTTTTAAAGCAACAAGAAATAAATCAACATTATTTTTCCGCAGACAAGAAGAAAATAAAAAGGCTTTCTTCCATGATACAGGACATGGTAAAATGCCACAAAGACCTTTCTTTGCTATTGGACGTAGAGATGAAGATAAGATAAGAAGTATATTTAATAGGGCTATAAAACTATGAGTAAACGTGAAGATATTGCTAGTGATATAATAACAAAGCTAACTGCTGTTAGTTCCCCTATTACGTTTAAAAAGATCACTAGAGAGCCATTTGAACCAGAAGAATTAGCAGATCCACAGTTCCCAAGCTGTTATATACAAACTGGAGATGAAACTAGAGAAATGTTATCTCTAGGCGAAGTAGGAACAGGTAAACGATCTGGCACAATAGATTTTTTAATTGTAGGTTTTGTCAAAGGTACAGACATAAATATTGATACTCTACGCAATCAACTCATAGAAGTAGTAGAAGAAACATTGGATAATGACATTACAAGAAACGGAAATGCTTTAAATACCCAGATAATTGAAGCCAATACAGATGAAGGTACACTTTTTCCTTACGGTGGTGTTAGAATTGTGGTAAGAGTTTTTTATGAATTTGTTAGAGGTACTGCATAATGGCTAAAAGAATTAAAATTTATTTCCCTAATGGCAAAGATCAAATTGAAATCTATGATGACCAATTAGAAAAATATCTTGCAAATGGTTTTAAAAAAGATAAAAAAGTTTCTAGATCAGCTTCAAAAAAAGTTGAGGTTGAGATTAAACCAGAAGAAAACAACGAGGAGTAAATTATGGCAACTCATGTAGGTACAAGCGGTGTTGTAAAAGTTGGAGCAAATACTGTTGCAGAGGTGACAGGGTTTACTTTAAATGAAACACAAGACACAGTTGAGGATACTAGCTTAACTGATTCAAAAAAATCATATATTGCATTAAGAGGCGATGCTACTGCAACTATTGAATGTCACTGGGACGAAACTGATACTAGTGGTCAAGAAGCATTAGATGTAGGCACAAGTGCAACTATTGAATTATATCCAGAAGGTGCAGATAGTGGTGACGCTTATTATACTGGTACTGGAATTGTAACAGGTGCTGACGTAGCAGTTACAATGGACGGAATAATTTCAAGAACACTTAATATTCAATTTAGTGGTGGAGTAACTCACAGCACAGTATAAGGATTAAATGCCAGAAAAAATTGATTTTTTTCAAGGTGTCGCAAGTCACTTTGAAAGTTTAGAAGTTAAAATAATAGAAGTTCCAGAATGGGGTTTAGAGGGCGACAGAGCAATCTATGTTCGCCCTTTTACAATGAACGAGAAAGCACGAATATTTAAGGGTGCTAACGATTCAGATTTAAACATATTAGTAGATGTTATAATCCAAAAGTCAGAAACAAAAAGCGGTGAGAAAATGTTTGATCTCTCTCACAAGCCAAAGTTTAAAATTAAAGCAGATACTGATGTTATTTCTAGAGTTGCTTCAGAGATACTCGCACAAGATAGTATTCAAGACCTTAAAAAAAAGTAAATTCAGACCCAGAACTATTTAACGTATTAGCATTAGGAGAACGCTTGCATATGTCCGTTAGAGATGTATTGCAAATGCCTGTTCAAGAGTTTAATATGTGGTTAGCATATTTTCAGTTACAACATGAAAAAGCTGAACAACAACAACGAATGAATAAATAATGGCTACAAAACGAGTTAATATAGACATAGTTGCTAAGGATAAATCCCAACAGGCACTAAATAAAGTTCGTGGTAGTTTAGATAAAGTAAAAGCATCAGTATTTAATGTAAGAAATGCCCTCGCAGGTATTGGTGCAGGTTTGGCAGTTCGTAGTCTTGTTAAAACAGGAATGGAAATTGAAAGTCTACAAGTTAGATTAAAATTTTTATTTGGAACAGCAGAAGAAGGAGCAAAAGCTTTTGATAACATGGCAAAATTTGCCTCTAAAGTTCCTTTTAGTTTAGAAGAAATACAACAAGGTGCTGGTGTATTATCTGTCGTATCAAAAGATGCTGATGAATTATCTAACATTATGGAAATTACAGGGAATGTTGCGGCTGTTACAGGTTTAGATTTTAGAACAGCGTCAGAACAAATTCAAAGATCATTATCTGCTGGGATTAGTGCGGCTGATTTATTTAGAGAAAGAGGCGTTAGAGATTTATTAGGTTTTAAAGCTGGTGCAACTGTCACAGCAGAGGAAACAGCAGAAGCATTTCAAAGAGTATTTGGAAAAGGCGGACAATTTGGTGGGGCAACTGATGAATTAGCTACAACATTAGGTGGAACGCTATCAATGATTGGTGATAAGGTTTTTAACTTTAAGAAAACATTATTAGACGCTGGTTTCTTTGCAGAATTAAAAAAACAATTTGGTGATTTAAATAAATTTTTAGAAGATAATTCTGAAACACTAGATAAGGTAGCAACAGAGATAGGTGTAAATCTTGCTAAAGCAGTTGTTGCTACTGCTAATGGAATGAAAACATTAGCTAATAATATGGATGAAGTTAAAATTGTTGCTGGTTTATTATTATTAGCAATAGCACCTATACCAACAACACTAGGTGCAATAGCTTTAGCAATAAAATTTATTAATGATGAATCTGCAATGCTCCAAAGAGAAATGTTTGGTGTTAAGCAGTCTTTTGAGGGTTTAAGTTTATTACAATTAAATAAAGAATTAGAAACATATACTAAGAGAATAAAAGAATTAGAAGGTCTAACACCTTTAGAAAAAAAAGGTATGGGTCTAGCTTTTTCAAAAGAATTATTTACATTAAATGAAGCCTTAATTGAAGTTGAAAAGAAAATAGCCGATTTAAAAAATTTAGAATTAAAATTATTTCCACCAATCTCAGAAAAAGAACAAGAAGATATTAAAAAGTCTGGTGAAGAAATTAAAAACCTTGAAAAATTTTATACTAATTTCACAAATGCAATGTCACTTAGATATAGAAAAGAACAAGAACTAATTAGAATTACACGAAAAGAACAAGAAGCTATGAATGAAGCATACACAAAAGCTATGCTAGAAAGAGGTCGTATTAATGATGAAGTAATGACTAAA